TCTTATTGGATTAAAAGGAGATCGTTATATTCTTGACCAGTCTCATCGTATTCCAAAAAAGATTCATAATGCAGCGACAGCTTTAATAAGTCGTGTTGAAAAAAGAATACCTAAACTTTGGAAAGCAAAAGATGAGGAAGGAGATATACAATTTCACAATATGCGTGAAGCTGTGTATCAATTAATGGGTGAAGGGGAATGGTTAATTATGACAAGAGATAATTATACCCTGGAACAAATATCAGAAGATCTAAGACAAAGAGGACTATTCTTTTCACGGTTTAAAACTCCTTCGGTGAGTGAGAAAAAATTAAAAGCTATTAATGGTTGGACGAATCTTGCACAACGCAACAAGAAACTAACGTTAGATGAAGTTAAAACAATTTATCATTATTTATCTGTTCGTGTAGGGGTAGAGTATGGATATAAAAATATGTCCGATGCTGATCCTGAAGCTTTATATGATTATGAGCATTTAGTAATGAATCACGGACTCCTGGTGCCCCAGGAAAAATTATGGCACGAGGCATTAGACCGTATGCCGATGCGCGAGGTGGTATATATTGTCGCAGCGCTACGTCGTAAAGAAAACCTGAACCGTGCACCACGGATCAATATATCAACGATACATGGAGCAAAAGGTGGCGAAGCTGATAATGTTATGTTATTAACGGACATGCCACGTAAGGCAGACGAGTCTTACTACAAGAATCCTGACGATGAGCGCCGGGTGTTTTATGTGGGAATGACAAGAGCGAAGAAAGCATTGCATATTGTTCATTCGCAAAGTGAAAGAGAATTTAGAGAGGTATTTTATTAATGGCTTACGCAAGAGAAAGACAAGAAAGATATATTAAAACAGAAAAAGGAAGACTTGCACATCTTCGCAGCTGTGCAAAGGAACAAAAGAAACTTCGTGCAACAGACGAAGGACGAATGATTCTTCGTCTTCGAAAAATAAAATGTAGATGGGGTCAATCTGTTGCCGATTGGTACAAAGAGCAAAAACCTATGTGTCAAATTTGTGGTAAAAATGTGTTAAAGTCACCTGAAAATTCACAGAATAAACAAGACCAGGCGGTTATCGATCATGATCATATTTACACAGCGAAGGACTATAGAAACAATGCTGAGTTGAAACCAAGAGGATTATTATGTCATCAATGTAATGTCGGTATAGGTAATTTTAAAGATAGTATAGATAGAATGTTAAACGCTATTATGTATCTTTCGAGAGGAAAAAAATGACATTTGTATCGGCGGAACTTTTAGAAGAAGCAAGGAAACTTGTTGAGAATGATCGTCACGAGGACTACGGCGATAAGTTAAAGAATCATCAGAACATTGCAAAGTTATGGAGTGCCTATCTTGATGTGGAAATATCAGCGCATGATGTTGCTATTTGTATGGGTTTATTGAAAATTGCACGATTAAAACATGCTCATAAAAAAGATAGTTATTTGGATCTTGCGGCATATGCTGCCATAGCAGGGGAAATAGAAGAGAGAACCGATAGACATATATCATTTGAATCAGAAGGAGAGAGGAGAGGAAGAAAGACAAGAGATTATATTAAATCATTACAGAAGGATAAAAAATGACACAAAAACCACTATTTGAGCCACCTAAAGAATGGATACCTCCTCAGAGTTTACCTGATTTATCAGATGCCAAGGAGATTGCAATTGACTTAGAGACACACGATCCACACATCAAGGACCTCGGACCAGGATGGGCAACAGGAAGAGGAAAAGTTGTTGGTATTGCTTTAGCTGTAGATGGATGGAAAGGATACTTTCCTTTAGCTCATGAAGGTGGAGGAAATTTTGATGAAAATATTATACGAGAACAACTTAAACCTATTTTAGGTAATAGTGTTGATAAAATATTTCATAATGCAAGTTATGATGTTGGATGGTTACGTCAATGGGGAGTAGAAGTTAAAGGTCGTTGTATTGATACAATGATTGCAACAGCTCTTATTGATGAAAATAGAATGCCTGGACAATATAATTTAAATGCTGTTGCCAGAGATTATATAGAAGAAAAGAAAAATGAAACATTATTATATGAAGCTGCACAAGCATGGCAAGTAGATGCAAAAGCAGAAATGTATAAATTACCTTATCAATATGTTGGACCATACGCTGAACAAGATGCAGCTATTACTTTAAGATTATGGAACACATTAAAAATAGAATTACGACGACAAGAATTAACAAGTATATTTGATTTAGAGACAGAACTTCTTCCTGTTTTAATAGACATGAAATGGCAAGGTGTTCGTTTAGATTTAGATAAAGCACATAAAATTAAAAAAGATATTGAAAAGGAAGAAAAGAAATTATTATTAGATCTTAAAAAAGAAATAGGATTTGAAGTTGAAGTATTTGCTCCAACATCTGTTGCTAAAGCATTTGATAAGAAAAAAATAAAATATAATAAAACATCAACTGGTCTTCCTAGTTTTGATAAGAATTTTTTAGCATCATTAAATGATCCTTTTTCACAAAAAATAGTTCAAGCACGTGAGCTCTATAAAGCAAGGTCAACTTTTATTGATTCATTATTAAAACATGAACATAATGGCAGAATACATGGAGAAATTAACCAATTAAAATCGGACCAAGGTGGTACTATTACTGGTCGCTTGAGCATGGCAAATCCAAATTTACAGCAAATTCCTTCCCGAAATGAAAAAATTGGTCCTCTTATAAGACAATTATTTATTCCAGAAGAAGGGTGTACCTGGGGGAGTTTTGATTATTCACAACAGGAACCACGCCTTGTTGTTCATTTTGCAGCTTTAACACATGGTGGTTTAGATGGTGCAGAAGAATTTGTTGATGCCTATAATAACAATGCCGAAACAGACTTTCATCAAATAGCAGGAGACATGGCAGGGATAGAGAGACGTGTAGCAAAGACCATGAACCTTGGATTGTTTTATGGAATGGGTCAAAAGAAATTAGGAAGTCAATTAGGGTTAGGAGAAGAAGATACAAAAGAATTATTTGATACTTATCATTCTCGTGTTCCTTTTGTTAAACAATTAATGAGTTTAGCAATGAAAACAGCAAATGATAATGGCCAGGTGAGAACTATTCTTGGTCGTATATGTCACTTTGATTTATGGGAACCAACAAGGTGGGGAGTTCATAAACCTTTACCAAGAGAAGATGCAGTAAGAAAATACGGGTCAAGTTTAAAAAGAGGTTTTATATACAAAGCATTAAATAAATTAATTCAAGGTAGTGCAGCTGATCAAACGAAAAAGGCAATGATAGAAGTTCACAAGGCTGGTATTATTCCTCATGTTCAAGTGCATGATGAATTAAATGTTTCAATAAAAGATGATGCAATGCGTGATCAAATAAAAGATATAATGGAAAATTGTGTAAAACTAGAAGTACCGAGTAAGGTAGACGCAAAGGAAGGAAAGTCATGGGGAGCGATAAAGAAATAGAAATGATAATAACAAAGTGTCCTCTTTGTGAGGAGACAATGTTTCCTAAGAAAACTGATGTTGGAAATAATGTCTATAAATGCACAGAATGTGGTGGTTTTATAGAGATTGAAGAACAAGAAGAAAAAACAGTTGTTTTTGAGCCTGAAATGGACTTAGACCCAACTATTCATTAATTTTACTTGATTTTCCCATTTAATTGCTATAAGAAATAATCGAGAAAAATGAATTTTTTATTGGTATTTGCTATTGCTCTCCTTTGTTGGAAACCAATACTATTCATTATTATAGTAATAATTATCCTATTAGGAGGAATATGACAGACACAACGAAATATAAATCCGTTGCAGTAAAATTACCTGTGTGGAACAAATTACAATCGTTTGCACAGCAAGATTTACGATCGGTCGGTAAAGTTATTGAATGGCTTACTGATAAAGAAGATAAGACAAGGAAAAAAAGAAAAGTTAAAAATGGTGGAGCTCATGCCTGAAGAATATGGGGAAAAAGAATATGAAATTGTTGTTAGGCAGGTAAATACAATTACCTATAAAGTCAGTGATTTTAGTGAATCTTTAGCTGCTCATCAAGTACAGGAGATGGTTGATAATAGAAATTGGGATGAATTATTAAAATATTCCCCAAAAAGCCCTAAATTTAAGCCAATTCCACCCTTTTCTTTACCAATTATAAAATGGGGTATAAAAGAGGATGTTTTACGATCTAATCCTTTCAAAAAACCTAAATCATCCTAAATACTTGCAATTTTATATAAAAAACTGTATTTTAGACACATCTGAAGATCCGCTAAAGCTTCAGATTTTACATCAATGGGATGAGATGTCCGACACCTGGACATTCTCCTTACCCTTCTCGGATAGGAAACGGTGTGACAGCCCGGAGAGACGGGCTTCCAGGGAGGTTTAACTTGGACGAAAAAATATTAAATACTAGAAAGACATTACTTAACATTATTGTTGAAGATAAGAAAATTATTAAAAGTAAGGAAGAAAAATTAAAAACTCTTGATACTTTTAAACGTATATGGTCAGAAAATGATGATGAAAAGACACGCAAAGAGACTTTTAAACTGTTAGGAAAAAGTACTCTTGCAATATCAAAATGACCTTGTATGAACATATTGAATGGGTAAAGGACATTAATGATGTTCACCCTAAGTATCCTGAAAAAGGAATACAAGCTCTTAAACATGTTTTCTATAAAGACGGAAGTGATCAAAAATATTCTTTTGAAGAATGGAATGTTATTGTAGCGGAAGGTGAGAAAAAGTTTGAAGAAAAACAAAAATTAATTAATACATTAAAAAACTTAGGAGGAAATAATGAATAATATAATTGCACCAGCTTTAATAAAAGCATTGCATAAGAAATATGACGCTGAGTTAGAAGTTGCTTTTGCTGAGTGTATTGTTTATTTAAGCAACGCTGCAGGAATAGGAGAGCATCCTGAAATTGTCGTTGAAGTTGATAAAAAAATACAAACGATGCATGATGCTATAGGTAAAAAAGAAATTTTAGATACATATTTTAAAACGAAACCAGCGAAAGAAAAAGATGACAGCAAACCAGCAAGTTAGTTACGATATATATCAGCCCTTTGGTCCTAGTGTGATGAAAGCATCTGTTCCACAAGTGGCTATTGATCTTGTTAATAAAATTTCTAATGATATTTTAAAAGATAATAAGAAACGTCAAGAATTAGATTGGCATGATAATTTAGCTGGAAATGTTAAATATGAAATTGCTCTTCCTCTACATGAAATTCCTAGCATGGAGCAGCTTTTAAGTAGACTTGCAAGTGAATATATAATGAAGACAGTTAAAGATCAAGTTGACCTAGAAAAAACAGATATGTCGTATAGAGCATGGGTTGTTAGTCAATATGCAGGAGATTTTAATCCTATTCATATTCATGATGCTAATCTTTCTGGTGTTTGTTTCCTCAGGTTGCCTCCCGGCTATGAGGAGGAGTATCGACGTGAGGATCACCATCCAACCGTAGGTTGCTTAGAGTTCCTCGGGTCGATGCCCAATCATTTTGCTAATCATTCATATTTAGTAAAACCACAAATAGGCGATCTTTATTTATTTCCAAGTCACCTGGCGCACCAAGTGTATCCGTTTCGATCAAAGGGAGAGAGACGATCAATGTCTTTTAATATTCATTTAAAGTCTAAGAAACCAGGAAAGCCTGTTGGTAAAGGAGTTGATGTTTAGTGGCACGTACGGGAAGACACGCCGTTGGCCACGGTAGAAGAAAAATTGGTAGTCGTAAGCGTAAAAGACGATCGGCTAAATATAAAAATAAAAAATCACGAAGGAGAAAAAAGAAATGAGTGAAATACTTATATTAACATCCCTAGGAATAATTATTGCTTTACTCGCCTTTATTGCGCTGATGGTCTATGCTATTGGCGAAAGAATGTCTCAGAAATAAAAATGGGTAAATGCAGTTGCGGGAGGTCGCCAACAGGACTATGTATAGGTTGGCACGCTTTGACAAAAGAAGAGTATGAAAAGAAAAAGAAATTTACAGTTATTCATACGAAAAAATTCTCTTGCGCCAATGACCATCCGATTGTGTGGTACACGGTGGATGATGAGAACAAGGCAGTATGTGAATATTGCTATACGAAATTTTTATATGAGCCAAAAGAAGACTTTCATACCAAGATGTTAGAGGAAAAAGAGCTATTAGACGTATCCATGAAGGAATCTTTTCGTCAACGAGACGAGAGAATAAAGAAAGAAAAGACCCAATCAGAAGAAATGCAGGACGAATTAGAACCTATTGAATCCTAATAAAAAAATTAGGACTTATATTCTCTTCTGCTAAATAAGTCAGGATAATGCTCAAATAAGTAGTTGACTGTATCTTTTACTTTATACGTGTAGAACGGATCAACGGCAAACGGAGCAAGTGTGTTTATTAAGTCATTAATATTTACTTCGTTTACTAATGCTTGTTTTAATCGCAGCTCCCTATATTCTTGAAAGTGTGATCCGTTTGATAGTATTCTAACATAATCAGAGGTGCTTTCACATCGTCGTCCGTATCTCTTTAAGAGAACTTCACTTTTAAGTGATTTAATATGAGGTTCTGTTCTATCTGTTTGAATAATGCCGTAGAAATTATTGGCTTCTGTTGCGAACCTTGATCGTCCCCAGTCTGATTCCAATGCTGCCTGTGCCACACTTATGACAACAACAACTCGTGTCTGTGGTGGTAAATAGGCATTAATCTCCGCCGTACATTCAGCTATACCAAGGACAAATTCATCCTGGTTCCTGTATTCAAAGTCGAATCCCTGAATAAATGAGAAACAGGAAAGAAATAAAACGGCGCAAAGATCTTTAATCATGCACTACAGGCGATACATTCCTCTTCAGTATCTAATGGGGGTGGATTTTCTGGAAACATATGTTTTTTTGGTTTTTGCAGCTTATTTAATTGCATCTCTAAATTAGCAATTGTATGTAAATTTTCTAGTTGTTGTCTCTCTAGTTGTTGAATAGTCTCCTGGCAATTACAAGTGCCACAGCTGCAGTCAGTCATATCGTCTCCTTTATTAAGTGTGAAAAATATTCCACCTTACACCCTTCTTTCAAATGGGATCAAGTATTATTTTGATGACATGACGCTTATCATCCACTTTTTTAGATTGCTTCGCATCAAAAGTTCTGTCGTAAAGTTCGCATAAGCATTAACAAGGTTTTCTTCTAATGCTCCTTCCAGGTGATACTGGTAATGACATAGATGAAAGAGCTCATGCACAAGGAGATTGAGGGATACCTCATTGTGCATGTTCATAATGCTCTCATCCAAGTTAATTGTTAAAGGAGGCTTGGAATGAAATGATCCTTGTTGTTCTGCTATTTCGTATGACGCGTCGTGGCTTAATAGACGTATGTTGACCCTGAAAGGTCCCATTTCAACGTATTGTGGTAGCTTTTCTTTCTTCAATTTTATATTCTAGTCTTTAACTAATTTGTAACCTAGATCTTTTGCAGATCTCTTGAGATCATCAAGATTAATTCTACCAGTGGGTTTTCTTTTCATTGCTTTCCTCGCGATTTTTTCCAGTTTGCCTGGCTTTATTTTCTTTGTTTTATCGTTCATGGGTCCTCCTTTACCAATTCTTTATTATATCATAACACTCCTCTAGGGAAGTCTTTTTTTTCTTAGTCCTGGAGTATTTGGTCTTGTCAGATGTGGTCTGTTTCCTGTACCGCGGCTCCCGGAGCTGCTTGGCAACGGGATTTGGTCGTTTTTTATAGTTAATTTTGTACATATAGTTGCATAGAAATTATTTTATTTTTTATTTTATCATTTTTTTCTTAAAATGAGGTAACTCAGGTAACTTTTGTCTTAACATATTGAATTATATACATTTTATCGGTTACTTATCGGTTACTTCTTATGTTTTATACAAGTAACTAAAGTAACCACTTTACACTTTTACTACAAGCCCCGTACAAAAAATAATAGAAAATATAATATATTAATATATATTATATACAACTATATGCAGAAACGAGAATTAAAAGATGCTATCAAAGAGATGTCTAATAATCTCTCTGAGAGAATAATGGTCTTAGTCCAGGAATTGATAGCCAAAGATAAGAAAAGTGATGGAGATTTTTTAGAGAGACACCGATTTGATAATGAGTTTGATTTACCACGTTCATTATTTCATTCTATATTAAAGAAAATGGTGATGGAATTTTCTGTTGAAAATAAAAATGTTGGGAATATTATAGAAAGAATAGAACAATATCTTGGTGTTAAAGAAGATATACAAGCTAAATATGATGAACGTAAAGGATGGATTTTAGAAGATGTCGAACGGAAAGGGAATGGGGAACCAGAAGAAGCTAACCCCAAAGCAGATTAAATTTGCCTTATTAATAGTTACCAAAGGAGACCGTATGACTGCGGCTGACTGTGCTATTGAAGCAGGGTATTCTGAAAAAGCTGCTAATCAAATTGCTTCTAATTTACAAAGCCCTAAGATGTTTCCTCTTGTTGTAGAGGAAATAGATAGACTTAGAAAAGAATGGCAAGAAAAATACAAAGTAAGTTATTCAAGACATATTAAACGACTTGATGATTTATCCAGGGGGGCTGAATCTGCTAGTAATTGGAACGCGGCGGTCGCTGCTGAGAAAGCCAGGGGCCAGGCAGCAGGATTATATATTGATAGAAAAGAAATACTTACAGGATCTATAGATCAGCTATCTAAGGCTGAAGTAGAGGAAAAACTTAAAGAAATTGAGAAACAATTTAGTATTAATGCTGAAGATGTGACGGTAATTGAGGATAAAACTATTGACAATAAGGATAAATAATATAATTATGGGATAATAATTAAAAGGAGCAATAATGAAGAAAGAAGAGATTACAAAATTTTTAAATACAATTTTAAAATGGTCTATTTTATGTACCATATCTGATAAAACTTCTAAAAAAGATTTTCGGGAGTTGGGTGAAATGGTTATAATGTTTATGACAGTTCATAATATTGAAATTGAAGATAATAAGGCAGGAGCAAGAAATGAGCCTTTATAATAGATTAGTTAAATTAAAAAAGAAGTTAGGAAAGACTGCTTTACGTTCTCCAAATACAGATAAGGAAAAAATTACACGAAAGAATTATGATCGTGTAACTTTTATTTTAACGAGAAGATATGAATATAATATTGATGATGCTCTAGATGCTTATCGTCGTCAAGATCAAATTGATGAAATAGCAGATGTGCAGAGGAGGTCTTGATGCATATTCATAATAATTCAGAAAGTGTATATCAAGATAGTGTTCGTGTTAGAACATATAACCAGGCAAATAAGATATTTTCTGATCAGCCTAAGAAAAAATTATATCATTACCATTCAGGCAATCTTGCTAATGACAGGGAACTTAGAAAAGTTCGTGGTAACTATGATTTAGAGAAAATTAGTAAATTATTTTATAAAATGGCAGAACTAGGAAAATGTGAAATATTTCAAAAAACAATTGATGGTGTTTGTCATTATTTTTGTAGGTATTAATGATTAGAAGATTATTTAGAAAGCATTTAATAAATTTGTTACTGTCTGACAGAGAATTAAGACGGTTGCTAAAAGAAATTGTTTTAACAAACATAGAAAAGCATAATGGTCCTAAGGCATCTTGATTTATTTAGTGGTATCGGTGGATTTAGTCTTGGACTTGAAGCTACAGGTGGATTTGAAACGGTGGCATTTTGTGACATTGAAGAATTTCCAAGAAAGGTGCTGCAAAAGCATTGGCCAGGTGTTAAACAATATGAAGATATAAAGGAATTAAATTTTGAAAAAATCAAAGCAGATGGACTTCTTCCAATCGACATCATCACAGGAGGATATCCTTGCCAACCTTTCTCCGTCGCAGGTAGAAAAAAAGGTGAAAAAGATCCGAGACATCTCTGGCCAGAGTATTTTAGACTTATCAAAGAGCTCAGGCCAACTTGGGTTATTGGAGAAAATGTTAGTGGACACATTAAACTTGGTCTCGACACCGTACTCGAGAACCTGGAGAGTGAAGGTTACTCCGTCAGGACGTTTAGTATTTCAGCTGCGAGCATCGGTGCCAACCACCAAAGAGAAAGAATCTGGATTGTGGCAAACTCCAACAGCAGTGGGAATAAAGGAAAGAAGTCCCGAAGCATTGGAAAGGAAAATGAAAAAGAGAAAAGAGATAGGCAGGTCAACAGTACCACCAGGTTCCCTGATGGAACAGATTCAATTGTCACCAAACAGGAATCAGAGTCCGAAGTGGAACATGTGGAGAACACCAGACGCTCATTGCGACAGGGGTCCGAGTTCCGAGGAGAGAATGAAAATGAAATTAGACAAGAAAATGCCAATATCTCTGAACGATCAAGTGAAGCATCCGAATTTAATGTGGCCGACACCGAGAGCAGCCAAAGGAATGGCAATGCGATTAACAGAGAACATAGCGAAACTGAGACACAAGAGGAACT